GGTGACATCGGGGGGAACGGGTTTGACCTACTCGTCGGGTGGCAACACGGGCATCAACTATTCGATCGAAGCGCAGGATCTTGAACCGTATTACGCCGAGACAGCGATGACGCTTTCGTTCTGGTGTCGCTCCACCGATACAGGCATCTTCAACGTGCTGTTCGCTAACGGATGGTGGGGGGCAACCCGAGCCGATAGGGGACTGACGAAAGAGTTCACGATCTCGTCGGCTGACACTTGGGAACACAAGACAATCACGATTGACTTGGCGGCGGCTGGTGGCACATGGAAAACGGGCACAGATGAGGGGCTGGTCATCAGTTGGATGTTGGGGGGGAACGCCAACCGCACAGGCGATGCCTACTTGGACACATGGGCAACATGGTCAAGTTATGAGGTCAATACCGCCAGCAACATCCAACTGATGACGGGTGCCGACTCGAACTTCTACCTGACCGGCGTCCAGTTTGAGGTCGGGTCCAACGCGACACCGTTCGAACATCGTGACATCGGGTCCGAGTTGGCCCGCTGCCAGCGGTACTTCTACGAACCAGCGAACACCGAAGACACAGAGTCAGGCGACGGGGCATCGTTGAGTACCGGCCTCGGCTACAACTACTCAACGACGGCGGGCGTCTGTTGGGTCGAAATGCCGGTGCCGATGCGAGCCACCCCGTCGATCACCTCGGCAGTCGCGGAACTGGAATGGGCGACCGTCGATGCGGCTGCCCGCAACCCCGGCTCGTTGGCGATCTTCGGCAACCTGTCCAACAACAAAACCATCGCACTCAACCTCGGCAGCATGACGAGCCTGACCAGTCAGACGGGCGGGTGGCTGCGCTACGAGGAAGGGGCGGTAGCCGCTGCATCCCTCCAGTTCTCAGCGGAGTTGTTATGAGCGAACCTGTCCACACCTACTACTACGAAGACACCCCGTTCGGGCGTTGTCTGTATCGCGCAACCGACGGCGGGCCGCGCAATGTGTCCATCCCGACCGACCCCGCCAACGCCGACTACCAGCGGTTCCTCGCATGGGTAGCGGACGGCAACACCCCGGAGGCTGAATAATGGCTATCAACTTCCCCGACTCCCCGTCCACGAATGATACCCATGTCGTAGGCGACAGGACATGGTCGTGGAACGGCACCTACTGGCATGTGAAGCAGGGCGTAACGGTCTCGTCTCTGGTTGATGCTGACAGCGATACTAAGATTCAGGTAGAGGAATCCTCTGATGAGGACATCATTCGTTTCGATACTGGTGGCTCAGAGCGGATGGTTATTAACGCTTCCGGTAACGTCGGTATCGGCACCGCCACCCCTAACGCCTTTGGCGGAGTGAATACGCATGTCTATAACACCACGATTGCGTCGTTGCTGGTGGATAACGGCACCTACGTTGGCGAGTTCTACGCTTCTGCATCGGGTGTTATTTTGGGGGCACGCTCTAATCACGCTTTGAGAATCGTTACCAACGACACGGCTCGTATGACGATCACCAATACGGGCAACGTCGGTATCGGCACCGCCACCCCTGCCCATCCGTTGCATATCGGAGCGGATGGTGGCGTTCTTGCCCTTGGCGCAGATAGTGACCTACAGATTAGTGCAGGTTCAAACTCGTTCATTGACCACAACGGTAATCAGAATCTTTGGATTCGCACGAACGGTACGGATGAGGATCTGTATTTAGCGTCTTACAACAATTTGTATCTTGCGTCGGGCAGTAGCCATACAACTCGCATAGCGGTTACTGATACGGGCAATGTCGGTATCGGGCAGCCAACGCCCGTTGCTACGCTCGGAATCGAAGCGGCCGCTGATCCGTGGGTGCAGATGATCGACACGGGCACGGGCACGCAACTTTTCGGCGTGGACGGCACCGCCGTCTATGTGGCCTCTGATGTAAAACCGATCTATTTCAAGGTCGGATGCACATGGAACGCCCATCCGGGTGGCTCAGGCACGACCGTGTTGGAGTGCACTACGAGTGGCGGCATTGTCAATCTCCCGGTTTCTGGCGCACAGATCGGCCTATCGACATCTTCACCCACGTCGATGGCAACCACCGTCCAGTCCGCCAACATCTACTTCTACAGCACAGACGGCCGCCTCTACTGGAACTCGTCGTCCGAACGAAGCAAGACCGACATCGAGGACGTTGAGGATGCCTACGCCGACAAGGTGCTGGACCTGCGGCCGGTCTGGTTCCGTTCCACATGCCGTGACGACCGGAAGGACTGGGGGCATTGGGGCCTCATCGCAGAGGAAGTTGACCTTGTTGATCAGCGTCTCGTTTCTTATGGGCCGATCCCACGGGTTGACGATGACGGCGACGAGATCACCGACGACGACGGCGTGACGCTGAACGAACTAGACGACGACGGCGAAAATGTGCTACGCCCCGAGAACGTCCAGTACGACCGGATCATCCCGCTGCTCATCAACATCATCAAGCGTCAGGATGCTCGGCTGGAAGCACTGGAGAGCGCATGAGCCACGACCGACGGACCGTTCGCATCGCTCTGCCATCCTCGTTGGCTGCTCTAACCAAACTGGTGGGCGCGGTCACCGCGCTGCTGGTCGCGCTGACGGGTCTATGGCTCGCGGTCATGGGCGACGACGCGCCGCCAGCCCCGCTCGGCGTAACCGTCGTCCTCGACTCGCCGGAGGCGTTCGCCCACTTCATAGAAAACCACCCGTCGAACGGGTAGGTCGGACATCCCCTGATGCCCTGAGCAGTTCAAGAAAGGTGCGGTTGGCACGGGCGGCTGGTATAAACTTACCATCGACACGGTATGAGACTACTACCCCCAACGCACGTGGCTGGATAGCCCCAGCCTAAGGCCCACGTACAGGTGGTACACTAGATGTGTACACCACGAGTCCCTAGAAAGGCAAATCAGTGGACAACGAGAATATCCAACTCAACCCCCAGACCGTCATCAACGAACTTCAGAACCGTCTGAATGCGTTGCAGGGCGAGAACGTGGTCTTGGCAGCCATGCTCACGGAACTGCGTTCCTCTCTGGAGGTTCCAGATGTCGAGGAGCCCGACGAGGATGGCGTACCCGAGTAACGTAAACGATCCGAAGGCGGAGGCAGCCGATCTGGCTGCGTCTACTATGAATGAAACTGCGGTGGCACGCGAGCAAATAACGCAGGGCATGCTGCAATCGGGACAAGAGGCCCCCCTAGGGTACTTTCCTCCGGTAACGAATGTAGCCAGTACCAGAGTGAGGGCATTCCGTTATGTCCCTGACGATCCCTCCTCACCGGGCAATGGCTCAGGCACCATCTTCGTGGAGTTCATCAAGAACAGGGATAGGTACGCTTACCCCCATGTTCCTTTCGGAACCTACGTAAACTTCCAGAGAGAAGGCGTGTCTAAAGGAAAGTTCATCAACGCAGCACTGAACTCCTATCCCTACCGTAAGGCCGTCGGTAACGATCTCGATTTCTTTAGTTGGTAGCACTCAAGATGTACAAAGTCTTAGGGTACACACCACTGGTGGTGGGTCTGCTGATCCCCCCTATCCTCTTCTTTCTACACGGGTGGGTCCTGCTGGGTGGCCTAGGGGTACTGCTACTGTGTGCGTGGTTGGTGTTCAGGGACACGCTGGACTTGGTGCAGGGGGTCGGCCGGGTGTACTGGCTGACCCGACAAACCACGGCCCGCCTGTTCCGTATGAGGCTGGCTTACATGAGGGAGACCGACTACCCGTGGCGTACCGGCAAGGGTCTTCAACTTGTGGTGCCTTACCGCACCTTCCAAATAGGTATTTGTACACCGTCTGAACATTACACGGTGGAGGACGGCCTGCTACATTCTCTGGCTGCTCGTACTCTGCCCGCCAAACCAAAGGACATCAGAGAATGGCTATGAGGTTTTGGCGTAGTGAGCGGTCCCACGCAGTGGGTACCTTGGAGCGTCCCTCCCGGGTCGCTGGTCTACCCACTACGCAACTCAAGGAATGGTTGGACGTTGAGATCATGAACCTCGGGTCCACCTACGATCAATGGCGCTACCACGGTATCGGGGGCGATGAGTTCACGGCCCGTCTGGAGGCCCTTTCCATGATGTGGGATGAACTTCGTGAGCGTGACGAATGAGCACTGACATCCTAGAACAAGATGTGCTAACTGAGTACGACTACGTACCCGATATTGAGATCGAACTTGATGAGGCGTCCACTGAGTTCGTGGCCGAACTCTGTACGAAACTAGTAGCGTTCACAGAGGAGTTCTGCGCTGTTGAGTTCTTTCCCTATCAGGTACCCATTGCTTACCGGTTCATTGAGTCGGTTGTGGTCGGTGACGGTGAAGAACTAACGCTTATCGCCACCCGTCAGAGCGGTAAGTCAGAGGTACTATCGAACGTAATTGCGTCAATGATGGTGATTCTACCTAAACTGGCGAAGGTCTACCCCCTGTGGCTGTCCAAGTTCTCTAAGGGCTTCTGGTGCGGGGTGTTCGCTCCAACCGAGGATCAGGCCGACACGGTGTTCAGCCGGATCGTTTCCCGCCTCACAAGCGACCACGCTATGAGTTTCCTACTCGACCCGGAGATTGACGACAAGGCCACGTCTGGTGGAGCACGTGGTAAGGGTAAGATCGTCACACTCAAGAACGCCGGGTCCCTCTGTCGGATGCAGACATGCAACCCCAAGGCCAAGATCGAGTCCAAGACGTACCACTTCGCCGTCGTGGATGAGGCACAGGGCGCCGATGAGTTCGTGATCGCCAAGTCGATCAAGCCCATGCTCGCCTTCAACAACGGGACCATCGTCTTGACGGGCACGGCTACCCGCACTAAGTCGTACTTCTATAAGATGATCCAGTACAACAAGAGGCGTGAGGCAAACAAGGTTAGGGGCCAGCGCACGCCCCACTTTGAGTACGACTGGCGGGTAGCCGCCAAGTACAACACCAACTACGGGAAGTTCATCGCCAAAGAGAAGGTCCGCATCGGTGAAGACTCCGATGAGTTCCAGATGTCCTACTGCAACAAGTGGATTCTGGAGAAGGGCATGTTCGTCACCGAGGAGCGTCTGGAGAGGCTCTACGATGCGTCCATGCCCATGGTGCCGGAATGGTGGCGCACGCCCATCGTCATTGGCATCGACGTTGCCCGGACCACGGACTCTACGGTGGCGACTGCTGTGTGGGTGGACTGGGACCACCCTGACGGCTTGGGGTTCTTTGAGCACCGTATCCTGAACTGGTTGGAGATACACGACACGGACTGGGAGGCCCAGTACTTCAAGATCGTGGACTTCGTCCGTAACTATGACGTTCTGCGTGTAGGTATCGACGCTCAGGGAGTTGGCGGAGCGGTGGCAGAACGCTTGGCGCTCCTGCTTCCTGATATGGAGGTGCTCGCCCTGTCCTCGGACGCCAAAGCACAGAACGAGAGGTGGGTACACCTAACAGAGTTGATACAGCGTAACCAACTGATCGTTCCGGGGCACTCCAAGGCCCGCCGCACGAGGCGTTGGAAGAAGTTCAACCAGCAAATGCTCGATCTGGAACGAATCAATCGAGGACCGTATCTCCTTGCAGAGGCACCAGACGAGAGGGGCGCCTTCGATGACTACCCCGACAGTCTGGCGCTGGCCTGCACCCTGACAGTGCATGACAT